TGTTTCTATCTGAAAATATAGATCCTTCTACCGGTAACTTACATCCATATAAAGAGTTATCTCCTTTAAATTGAAATTTTAATGGGCCTATTTTATGCTTATCTACACCAATATAAAGTGGTGTAAATCCTCCAGGATTATTCATACCCCAATAAGAAGGAATATTTGGTCCAATCTTAATACCACCCCAAACTTCATTAATCCAGATCCAATCAATATGTTCTCCATATACAAGATTATCTCTAGTTTTATTTTTGTATAGTCTGGTATCATAGATAGGTTTATCTGTAATAGAATAATCTTCACTTATGATCTCTGTAGTAACTTCTCCTGTTTCAGATATCATTGTTAAGTGTCCTACCTTTTTCTGAGACTTCCAATAACCTGTAGTTACTCTAAGTAGATAAGCTGTTCCTAGATCATAATAGTCTTCTCCTTCAGCAAGGATTTGTGTAATAATATCAGAACCATCTAATACATTACCACCCATAAAAGATGTGTATTGTCTGTATGCTAATGAAGGCATGTTAGTATTCCAATCATGAGGTTTTGTACCATCATAGAAACTACCATCATTCTGAAGACCTCCAATATTATATGCAGCTGATCTAATTGGATAAATAGCTTCTAATGCTTCTAACTGTTCTTCTGTCATTAAATAACCATACTTATCAATAACATCTGATGGTGTTAACATATCTGTTTTACCAACCCAATTAGCTTGAGAAATATATCTATTATCTGGAGACTTGTGATAAAAAGTAACTACTGGATTCCAAAGCTCTACTTCATAATCATCCTCCATCATTCTAAAATGCCAGAATTCTCTATCTGTAATAAGCATGTCACGGAACCCCCTTTCTTCAAGTTCATCCATCTTAAATCTTTCCACATCAACTTTATGCTGGTGTGTTGCCCATTGTTCAATTACAGATCTATAGTCTTTTTGAAAAAACTTTTCAATTTCAGGAAGTGATTTTACTTTTTCTGGATTAAGTTGTTCTTGAGCTTCTGGAGAATTAGGATCTAAACCTTGCTCAATAAGTGCTGAGATAATTTTAGTTTGAGCATCTGCCATAAGAGTTTCTTCTACAAGTACTCTTTTTTGCTCAAGCATTTCATTATATGAAACATCATCAACAGCACGGTATGTAAGTTTAGTAGATCTTTTTGCAAACTCAGCTACTAAAACATTAATAACATTTGGAATAATAGGATAGAATTTTAATTCAAGAGCAGAAGCATCTTCTTTAGTGAGCAATTCTACAATGTCTCTATACTCATTATTTTCTTCAACTATGTAATCTCCTCTATCAATAATACCTTTAGCTAACTTATAGTTTTTCATTAGCCTTCTAGCATTTCTTCTGATTTGTCTAAGACCATTCCATTCTAACCAGTCCAGATTCCATGCGGCCCATTGCTCATCCTTTTCCTTTTTAGGAAGGAATTGTAAGGGTTGAGTTACACTACCCAAACGGTTGTGTTCAACCTTGGCTCCCTTTTTCAATTGCATTGCGTTATATACCTGCATAGCTTTTATTTAATATTTTTGAAAGGTGATCTTTTAACACTTTGAGAATTAAAAGATGAGCCATTCCCCATATTACGGAAAGGGCTCTTATTTAATTTAAACAAATTTTCTGACTTTTGCAAGTTTTTAGAGGTATCATCTGTAATATGTCTCCTTAAGTAACCTCTATTTGATTGTTGTATTTTCATAAAAGATACAAGAGCTGCAAAAGATACTAATCTATCCACATTGACTCTATCTGAATATTCTTGCATTTCCCTAATTAACATTGGATCAGGAATTCTTTCTATACCATATTTGGTTCTTACAATTGTTCCATCAGGTTTTGTTTCAATATCCAATTCTTCTTTAGTATATTCAATAGCATAACTTAACATGTGTGCTTTAAATAATGTACCGGTATTTTTCCAGCCGTATTCTTGATATACATTACCATTAGCACTAAGATCTTTTAAGAATAGTATCTGACTCTTAGGTACTAGATATCTTTGCTTTCTTCTAGATATCATATACTGTATAAAGTAAGAAATGTTATTCTCAACCAGAGCCCAGGCATTATACCATTCAATAATTAACTCCAGCATCTGATGAGTTTTATTAATGTCATCATATCTACCACACCATGCTGCTACAATCTTACCTTGTTCTATGTAAGTTTCAGTTTCTCCACTGCTTGATTTTGTTACTTCAACTGGAGCTTTCATTATATAGATAGAACATAATGATTCTGATGTTGTAGTTTTACCTTCTCCTACCGGGTCAATTGAAGCATAGTAAGTTCCAAATGATGGATTATCTACAGGTCTTTCCCAAACAACAAGACATCCAGTTTTATCTTCTGTTTTCTTATTAATAGGAAATTCCATTATTGGTCTTTTATTACTTGTCTTTACAGAAGGTTTTCCAGTCTCATCTGTAAAAATATCTAAGTATTCAAAGCCATAGTCTTTATCTTCAATTCTTCTTTGTTGGGCAGCAAGTAAATGTGTAGGGAAAACAGAAACACTTCTGTTTGCAAAAGCTTCATGAATGTTTCTAGGGTGCTGAGAGATTCTTAACTGATATTCTTCTGGAGCAAGTTCATCCTTCCATTGTTTAAACTGTTGATTCAAAGCTTCTAATGCTTCTTCTACAAGTGAATTACCATAATCATCTATGTATGGAGGCATAGACCATTGCTCAGGAATAAACAAACCTGAGAGACCTGTAGTACCTTTATCATCTATCAAATCTGTTTCTACAGCATAAATATCTTTTGCTGTAGGATTTAAGATCATATCTTTTAGAGGTAAGCATTGACCTAAGTCACCCACAGATCCCGCAGCTATAAACATCCCTGTAGTAATTAAACCAGATCTCATTGCTGGTCTCATATACTCATATGTCTGATCCATCTTAGGAGCAATCCCGGCCTCTTCATGAAAGAAGTATTTAACCGGACCCCCTACACCATTTGTTGGATCCTTCTCAAATGACATACCTTGTATGGTACCTTTAAGACCTACTTCATTCTTTCTGTCTCCTTTTCTTACCTCAATCTTTTGTTGCCACATCATGATCTTATCCGGTGACATTGGTCTATACCATGCAGTATGTTCATTTAGAAAGGCAGCATATTCTTGTAAGAATTTCCAGGAACCTTTCTCATTGATATAATCTTTAAGACTGGCTCCAATTTTAAGAGTAACCCCTGCTTCAAACCATTGCTGATTGATAAACTTACCCATATGAAAATAAGAAGAAGCAATCTGTCTTTTCTTAAGAATAGCTGAATGCTTATAACTTAACTCTGCAAGTAACTCATATAAAGCAAGATGATACTGAGCATCCCGGATCTTAGCAAAGTCAAACTTCTGTTGTTCTTTATCAAAGATTGGAAGAAAGTTTAACCACATGTAGTACTCTCTACATACAAACCATTCGTGATCTTTGTCCTTAACAATTATACCTTTTCTGCATTTTTGTTTTTGATCATCCCAATAGTTTATGTAGTCTTTTGATTTAAAGGGAGATGCACAATATATTCCATCTTTTTTAAACTTGACTGACTCTGAAATAAATACTTCATTGGTTGTTTCGTTGAAGTTGTACTCTCCAGGTGTTTTGAAAATTCTGTTAAGGATGTACTGTTTGAATTCTTCTCTAGATTCAAAACTTGTAATTGTCCATTCTCCATTGTCATAGGTTGGTATGTCTTGATAAATTTCACTCATTACATGTCATATGCTAGTCCTTGTCCTCCGCGCACCTTGCTGGATTGTTCTTCTTGTAGATCTTTGTAGGCTCCTTTGAATGAAGCTCTAATTGCATCATAGTTTTTGGCTGCAGCAATTAAAGAATTAAAGTTACCATCCCGTCCATGTGTAATAGGGGTATTTTCCATATATCTACCTAATCTATCTAGCATGGTTGCAATACCTTTGTATGCTCTGGATGTAGGTGTTTCATACATTCTTTCACAAAACTTTAATGCTGCAAGGATTGTGTCATCCTCAGTAGAGAACTCTGCTTCAATCTCTTTTAGAATAATGAATTCTTTATCCTGCTCCGGAACAAAGAAAAAAGGATTCATATCTGGATTAGGACAGCACATATAAAATAAGTACAAGTAAACTTTTAAGTAGTCTTCTGGATATTCATCCATGACATCTTTTAAAGCCTTTAATGTATAACAATGTTCTGTAGGAATGACTTTACCGTTTTGAACATCAAAGAGTTTTGCAAACATGTTATTTCTTTTTAATAAAAGTAGGACTTTCTTTTATATGGTTAATTATAGCAATAACTTCATCATATAAATAAGGTACTAGAATCGGTGTAAGATCTTTAACAATAGGATCTCCATTTGTATCTTTCTTTGCAATAGGATATCCCCAATTATCTTTACCATCTGTTTCAAATGTAATATGATGAATGTATATATTTCCAGGCATTAACTTAGGGTTATGCTTCAGTATAATATACATATAAATACTCAATTGTAAAGCATAATGGTAAAAGTTACAATCATCTAAATGAGAAACAGGATGGAGCATCTTCTCTGAGATACCTTCCCAGTTCTTGAATGACTCCATCTTAATTTCTTTATTTGTTTTGTAGTCAATGATATTCACTCTACCATTTATTACTTCAACGAGATCTGACTGGCCACAGATGCCTGCAGACTTTAAATAAACCATATGTTCTGGATATACTCCTGCATCTAATTTCTGAGCAGGTGCGTATTTTATACCATCTTTCAAAGGAAGAGGTGAAAAAACAGGAACTGTAATTCCTTCTCTTTCTATTGAAGCTAGAGAGCATAAATCATCTTCTCTTTGATTATGATACCATGTTCCCAAGTCTGTAGCTCTCTTGGCTTCATTACTCCAAATTTCTTGAATAATCTTAGGCTCTATTCCAAACCATTTTGATCCTTCTTTTTTAGAAACTTTTTCTGCTGTTTTTTTAGCATCAAAAGGTTTCTTTAAAGAGGATACTACTGTTGTTACACTATACCAAAGAATATTATTCTCGGCATCTAAACTTTTGTAATTGTGATCTTGTGCATTAAAAAATATACTCATTTTTTATAAATTATCTAATTCATCTTCTTTTTTCTCTGAAACTATTGATCCCCATTTCTTTGCTGGACATGCTGTAGAAAGAGCTCTTGTTTTAAATGATAATGAACATCCACATATAGAACAACATGGCTGACTTCCAGGCATTACACATTCTTTACCTTCTATATCTTTATCTGGACACTCATTACATATCTTCATTCTTAGCATTGAGACCTGTTCTACAAATTCATCTTTAATAACTGTATTAGTTATTCCTTCAATGATCTGTTTCCGGTTCTTCCATATCTCCTTTAAACTTGTCTTCATTCTTATCCTGTTTAAATTTTTGTTTTTTAATTTCCTGCTCTTCAATCTTTTTGTCTAAACTCTCAAGACACTCCACTTTTTCTTCAAGCATCTTTTTATTGTAGTATGCTCTAAAAGTAGAAGTGTCATGAGAATTTAAAGCTTTCTTGTACCGTTCAATAGATTTTTTAACTAAACCTGGCCTAGCCACAAACTGACCTAGTCCTTCAACATTAATTCTTGGGTTAGTAAGATTTGTTAGTTCATTTCTTAAATTCTTATAGTATGCCTGAATCAAATCTTCTACAAGTTCTATAGGAACATCTATTTCTTCTGCTAGTTCCTTGTATAATGTATTTGATTTTTTAGGGATCATTGACCAAAGAATTTATAATCTAACAATATACTACCTTCGGTTTGAACTTTTAGATTAGGATTAACCATCACAATCTTTTTGTTTTTTGAGTCTTTAACTACTAATGAATGTTTCTCACATTTATTAATACAATTTCTTACAGTCTGTTCTGATTTAAAAATTGCATGTTCATCAGAAGCTTCAAAGCAAAAACTTGATAGTTCTAACGGGCCTATTGTACTAAGCAAAGTCAAGCACTCAAAATCCGAATCACTCAATGCTATCTTGTTGATATAACAATGAGTAAGTATCTGATACTTAATAATGTCTTTCTTTGACATTATTACTTTTTTTTGTACTTGATTTACTATAGCCATATTACTGTTTTTTTAATCTTCTTCCTGGTTCTTCCTCAGTTGGAAAAGGTTGTTCTGAATCATTTTCAGATTCTTCTCCTGCCGGGCCCTGCATCATCATTGCATACTGCATTTGAATACCGGTTCTTTTAAATCTTACCTCATCAATTTTCATTAGCATTTCCTCATATTCAAATTGAGCTTTTAGATAAGGCATAGAATCTTTGTAGAACTTAAGCATTTCTTTTCTCTTTTGTTCTAACTCTTCAGGTGTAAATACCTGTTCTGCATTTGGATTTTCCATTTCTTATATATTTAAAGTTTACACAAATATACAAGAAAAGTTTAAACAAATTCTGTTTAAACAAAAAAATCCAGGCATACTACATACCTGGATCTCTATATCTTAATTAAGATTACCTATTTTTTACAGTAAAATTCAGTAAGGTAAATGAGTAAAAATTTCTAGCTGGGTCTATTTCAATTGAAAATATATCAATTAGAGAAATTCTACCTCTGATAGTTATTGTTTTCCAGCTAGGTTTGTGACTTTTCCAGTTATTTCTAAATTTCATTTTACAAGAGATTTAAGCATTGTTATTATTTTTGGTTGTGGAGATATATCACTCTTGTCTTTTCTATAAGAGTTATGAGTATATACTCCTGGTACAGCAGATAGAGCATTCTTAGAAACATTCCACATGTCTGATTCATTGTATGTCAATGGAATTTTATAAATTTTATTCCAGTACACAAGTAATTGTCTGACTGATTCAATCTGTGCATCTGTATACGCATGATAATGTTTATGTCCTTTGTAAGGCTTTTCTAAAGTACAAACTTGATCTGCTGGTACTTCTCTATTTACATAGTTATAATACTTACCATTCTTTAAAGTTAAAGACCCCCAGTTACAAATTTCTATTCCTATTGCAACTTTATCTAAGCGTTGATATGGTACACCCATAGCTCTGAATACATCTGGCTTAATACCTAAATGATATGCCCATTTTTTAGAAGAGAATGCTTGAGCAATTTCTCCATCATAAGTGTCTTTAGATAAACCTTTACCAGATATAACTACACAT